ATGCAACCGTTTGTTTTATATAACTCTGAGCAACGAAAAAAAGTTGAATTTGTACCTCGCAAAGAAGGTCACATCGATATGTACGTCTGCGGTATGACCGTTTACGACTACTGTCATATCGGGCATGCTCGAGTTATGGTTGCATTTGACTACATTATTCGTTTCTTACGTAGTCAAGGCTGGAATGTGCGCTACATTCGCAACATTACCGACATTGACGACAAAATCATCAAACGTGCGAATGAGAATGGTGAAACAATCCAACAACTCACCACTCGTTTCATCGATGCAATGAATGAAGATGCAGCGAACCTAGGCTGTTTGGCTCCTGATGAAGCACCTAAAGCAACTGAATATATCGACCAGATGCAAAATATGATTGGCAATTTGGTCAACAAAGGCGCTGCTTACCCTGCTTCAAACGGCGATGTTTATTTTGAAGTGACCAAATTTGAAAAATATGGTCGTCTTTCTGGCCGTAAGCTTGATGATATGCAAGCTGGCGCAAGTGAGCGTGTTGATGTAGAAGTTGAAAAGAAACACCCTTTTGACTTTGTACTTTGGAAACATGCCAAAGAAAATGAACCATCTTGGGCATCACCTTGGGGTAATGGCCGTCCGGGTTGGCACATTGAATGTTCTGCAATGTCGACTTGCTGCTTAGGCAATCACTTTGACATTCATGGTGGTGGTTCAGATTTAATGTTCCCACACCATGAAAATGAAATTGCGCAAAGTGAAGCTTCGACTGGTGAGCAATATGTAAACTACTGGATGCATGTTGGCTTCATTAACGTTGACGGAGAAAAGATGTCTAAATCTTTAGGCAACTTCTTTACGATTCGTGACGTGATGGAGAAATTCCACCCTGAAGTGATCCGCTACTTTATTGTGTCTTCGCACTATCGTAGTCCTGTGAACTTCTCTGATGTGGCACTCAAAGAAGCAAAAACTTCTTTAACTCGCTTCTACCATTCATTTAAAGCTTACCAACAAGTGTATGGTCACAAGACAACTGAAACGCTTGAGCAAAGCTTTATTGAACGCTTTAACAATGCAATGTGTGATGACTTCAACACGGCCGAAGCAATGGCTGTATTGTTTGAACTCAATAAAGAGTTAAACCGTGCTGTAAAAGAAGAGCAAGCTGACCAAGCGACTGTACTTTATTCGACATTACGTCACCTCACCAATATTTTAGGTTTGGTACAACACAATGTAGATGATTTCTTAAAATCAGATATTGGACAAGAAGCGCTTGCTTTGTCTGATGCTGAAATTGAAGATTTCATTCAACAACGTGTTGATGCGAAAAAAGCAAAAGACTTTGCTAAAGCAGACGGTATTCGCCAGTCTTTACTCGACCAAGGTGTGGTACTTGAAGACACTCGCCAAGGTACAGTTTGGCGTCGTGCTGATTAAACGTTCAATTAGATCACAAGAGTGTTGACACTTTAATGAAACACTCTATAATGTGCTCACATTGCGGGAATAGCTCAGTTGGTAGAGCATAACCTTGCCAAGGTTGGGGTCGCGAGTTCGAGTCTCGTTTCCCGCTCCAAAATTTGTTGTTAAAAATCAATAAGCTGAAAGGTTCCAGTAACCTTTTGGCTTGTTTTTTATTGTCGATAGGTCAGCTATGGATATTCAAAATATCCATATTTCACATTAAAAAACGCTTTATATTTCCGTGCCGCCGCCAAAAAAGTGGGTGTCATTTGTACATCTTCAATTTTTGTCGGCAGTGCGCCACCATGAAATTTGGAGTGTTAAAAATGCAGAAACCGACCCGTCGCGGCAACGCTTGGCGTATTGAAGTTCGTTTTAAGGGCAAGCGCTACGCTGCCACTCGTGACACAGCAAGTGAGTGTGAACAGTGGGCAGCAACCAAACTATTAGAATTACAGTCTGAACAACCAACATCAGAACCTGAAAAAATCCATATTTCTTTTCAAGCCCTTTTTGATAAGTATTATCAAGATGAAGGTCGCAAAATGAAAAGCGCCCGTTTAATTGTGCAAATGCTTAAATGCTTAAAGAAAAATTGGGGCGAACTTGCAGATGAATCTATACACAACCTAACTCCTGCCCTAGTCAAGCAATGGCGTGATAAAAGATTGAAACAGGTTAAGGGCGCAACTGTCATTAGAGAAATGGCGATGTACAGTTCAGTTTTTGACTTTGCGCGAAAAGAATTATTTTTAACCAAAGAAAATCCATTTAAGGAAATTACAAAACCTTCAGCACCACCGCCAAGACACCAACGTATTAGCGATGACCACATTAATAAAGTAATTAAAGGCTTGGATTATGAATGGGGTAAAACTCCAACTCAGCCGAGACACCGTGTAGCGTGGTCGTTTTTGTTCGCACTTGAAACCGCAATGCGTAAAGGTGAAATACTTAGCGTGCAAAAGTCACTAATCTTTACCGACTTTATCCGATTATTAGACACCAAAAATGGCTCGTCCCGTGACGTACCTCTAACAGCTAAAGCAAAAGAAATGCTTTCTTGGTTGCCAGATGATCCAAACGATAGTCGTATGGTGCCCTTAACATCAAACGCATTTAGACTTATTTGGCAGCGCAATTTGAGCCGTGTTGGTTTAGATGGTGTGATTACTTTCCATGATTCAAGACATGAAGCAATCACACGCTTTGTTCATGACTATCGTTTGCCTGTTGAGATTCTTGCTAAAATTACGGGGCACAAAACTATTAGTGTACTGGTAAATACTTACTACAATCCGACCGCATCCGAAATTGCAAAAATGCTAAACGCTGCATAATAAGAAGCCCCTACTTAGGGGCTTTATTTTAAATATCTTGTTTCTTGGTAAATTGCCACCAAGTTTTTTTATAATAGACCTCATCACGCAAGAAATTAATTTTTAATTCATTGCCGTTAAGGTCATAAATCTTTGTGACCTCTCCGTTTTTATCTAGATCTGCTAATAGATCTGCAACACGAGAATCCGCATGGTTGTAAATCTTAATTAATTCGCTAGTCACATCACTGTCTCAAAAAATACAAGTTATCCTATATTCTAATATTATTTTTAAGTGGGCATAGCATGATAGATCAAAAAGAAGAAATGGCGCCTTTATTTGCCTTAGCATATATGAGTCTTATTGATGAAGACCGATTAAATAGATGGGTCAAGGCTTCTTTTGCACTAGGAAAAGTAGAGCCTTTTTTTATCTCCACATTCCAAAGCTTAGGGAGGTTGGACTCACGCTTAGTGTTTTTAGATAAAATTATTATAAAAAACCTTATGAAAGGTGATAAGGGTGATTTAGATTTTAATGCATATACTAATGAACATTTGTCGCAAGCAACTCTTTGGTTATTTGGAGCCTATGAAATAGTTAGGGTTCTAAATGATAGAGATTTTAAAAAAAGCCAGAAATGGCTATTTATGAGAAATATCAGCCTGAAATTAATTCTTTAAAATTAAAGCTTGCACGAATAAGAATGCCTTTAGCAAAGTTTGCACCAGCAGATAAACATAAGGGAGATGCACATGTACCCACGCCAAGTTTTAATACAACTCATGGGGTAGCTTGGCAAATTACTGAAACTGAGTGGATTATAAGAAAAGAACTTTCAGATGAAATGCTTGAGTTGCTAGAAAAGATCTTTAAAGAGACTAGAACTGAATAGGTTTTTTTGTAATAAATTGCCAGTCAAAAAATCTTTTTGGTTTTATCATGATTAATATTTTTCAATAACTTGTATTAAAATTGATGAGTTGGCCAAATACTGCAGAATGATTGGCCAACTTCTGCTGGTTGGTACAAAATGTCAATTAACAACACACTGTACGCAAATGCTGACTCTAATATTATTTTTGATCGTATGGGCTGTGCAGCCCGATAATAGAATGCACAGCAAGGTAATTACGGAAGCTATCCTTGAGCGTTTGCAATGAAAGACTTTCATATAACAATCCGATTTGCGATCCAGCCATAGAAAAACTGTTCCTGCTTTGGATTACGCTCACAGATTTCAATGTAGCGTTGACCTTGCATAATATTAAGTACTCGCACAAGCACTTTCTCGCCGTCTTTCCCACGTTTGGCCAGATAAGTTTTTAGAGCTCTAAGAGTTTCAGATCCATAAACCCCATCAACCTTTAAATCTGCATACCCAGCTTTACCTTGATTGTTAAGCAAGTTCAAAGCACGCTGTAAAAGTGGTTTAGCAAAGTTGATACCACAGTTCACTCCAGTATCTAGAAGTTCTTCAGCTACTGCAGAGCTAAGAGTATTAACCTGATCAAAACGTGGCTCTATCCAGTACTGTTTCCGATAAATTGCTTTGGCCATATCAAGAGGCAAATCTTTCATATTGCCCTTATAGCCGTTTTCACGTGCTACAGCTTCAGTAATACCGTATTTGGTTGCACCGCCCCGATCTGCTGGGTTATTTACGTACCCGCCCTCACGCTGAATTAATTCATCAAGATATTTTTCAATGTTCATTTCGGTTTCCTTCAGATGTAAAAAACCGCCCGAAGGCGGCATTAGCTGTTTTCAATGTCTTTTCTGGCTTTCTTAAACTCTTTAATCACTTCAACAATCGTTTTCCCTTCCTGTTTATCTATGAAGTTAAAAATCCAACGGACCAAAGCCCAACCGGGTAAACCACAAACAAAGAAGAAACCACCCAGAGCAATCATCCCCCATACATCAGTAACCCATTCATGAAGCCCCCACTTCACAATAATGAATGAGCCGCCAGCAAGACTTGATACAACAGTACAGATCAAGCCTACGCCCCACTCTTGTGGTGAGCGTGGCATACGAGTCATTAATACAACTGCTGCAACCAAACCGACTGCTAAAGTCACCATGATTGCAATCCCATATAATTTTAAAAGTGCTGTAAAACCGCTAGTGGAAACTGGTTCCATAAATTTCTCCAGATATTTTTAGGCAATAAAAAAGCACCCGAATTGGGTGCTCAAAGTTCTCTTAAGGTTTAAAGGGTTTGTAAGATTTTCCCTCCGTTAATCAATTGAGTTGTAAGCGGTGCCACCCCAACAATTGCAGGTCCACCCGGCCCCGGCTGACCTTCAGTTGTGCCATGGTATTGCCAGTTCCACGTTCCATCATTGGTGGATTTGGTGCCACGTTGGCCCCAATTTCCGCCATCACCTGATAATGGAGATCCATAACGATCATTTTGGGTTCGGTAACCTTTACCGGGTACCGAAGCTTCGGCATCGGTTACTTTGACAACCATAAAGTCACCATTTAAGTACCAACGCCAGTCTTGTGAATCGTTAGTAATAGGTTGTCCGGTCATAACCCGACCAAAAGGTGCTCCAGCTCCACCGGGAATACCCTGAACTCCATACGATAATCCTGTATAAATACCGCTTGGTGTTGCTCCACCACCTGAGCCGCCTCGAGCCAGAGTTCCACCATCAATAATCAGGTTTAGTTTACTGTGCCGGTTTAATAGACCGGGTGCTCCCTGAAAACCATCACGACGGGTTTTGGTAAAGTTGTAATCCGGATCGGTAGACCATGCACCAAATGCCAAATGTGGCAATCCTCCATCACCACCTCGTCCAACAACAGCACCTTTAATAGTCAAATTTACCACGAGATCAGGTGGGAACTCACCAGTATCAATAGCAGGTAATTCTGATGCAGCTGGAACGATATACTCTCGTTTTGCAGGACTAGAGTTATAGTCGAATTTATAGACAAATCTGGTTTCCGGTCGATAAGAACTTGAACTTGAAACTAGTGCACCTGCTTCAACTACAAAACTGATTTCTCCAGTCGTTGGCAAATCCCCTCTTTGCATCTGATATAAACGTGCCAGATTAATATCCAGCTGGTCATATCGAATGTAAATCGGTGAATCATCAACCGGCACATCAATAAAGTCCTTGTCATTGAGGTAATAACGTTCATCGTAATTAATTGCAGTAATGGTATTAGAGAACTGGTCAGCCGGTTCTCTTTTTGCAACCAGATAAGGCAGTGAGCCTTTGGTATCGTCATTAACTACGGTGTAGATAGTATTCACAAAGTCATCGGGACTAAGCTTTAAGGCCCCGTTCGGTAAACGCCCTAAAACTACTTTGTTCTTGGCTGAACCCGGCGTAACGGGAATCAGGTCCACGGTACCATCCCCCATTTGCAGATAGATCACATAGCTCTTGCCTGCAATGAAATCGACATCATGGCTTAGGGTGAGAATTAAACCTTCTTGCTGTACCACCTCGCCGCTTTGATGAATACCATTGCGATAATCCGCTACAGCAATCCGGTCACGTAAAACCAGTAATTCTGATTCTGGTGCCGCATCAAAGGTAATGGATTTGCGCTGGAAGCGAAGCTTGTTCCAAAGCCGGTACGCATTAAAATGAGCTTGCCACTTGTTACGCACACCTACAGATTTCACCTCTTTGGGGTTCTTGGCCCCTTTATCCGGTAGATAGATATTGATACGACTATCGTCGGCCGGATCCGTGTATTCATAGATCAGTCCATCGTAGTCATCCATCACGCCAAAGGTAAGATCATGCTTGTAACTATCAGGAATAATATTCCTGAAGTTAAATAGCATTACCGAGTTATCAGTTGGACGTTCAAAATAAAGCTTGAGCTTATTATTTTGACGATATGCAGTACAAAACACGGCATCACAAAGATTGGTGACCAGCTCTTCAAAAGACAGGTTTGTATCATCAATCGTAGTACAGAACTCAGCCGCAAGTGGTGTACCAAAATAATCAACTACATCGTTATAAGTCCGATAGATATTTTCCAGATCTATTTCGTCGATCGTACGGCGGCCTATCTTGTCATCCAGTGCCATTGAAACCAATGCATCAGCAAAGCTTGATGTTGGAAATAGCTCTGTCGTCATTGCGCCGTTTTTAAAAGTCGGTAACATCCGCTGAAGATCAAAATTGATCTTGCGGGACTTAACAGATAAAGCTCCAGTGGTTGCATAAGTGCGCGCACGAAAAACCGTTTCATGTTCATACACTGTGCTTTGCAAAGGATAAGCACCATAAAGCGCCTGCCACTTTACTTCATCTACTACCGTTGTAACCGCCGGTGTTGGTGTTAAACGACGTGCACGGACACTACAGCGACCTTGAAATGTCACCATATCCAGCGTTGCGCCAACTGTCTGACGTGACTTTGCCGAACCCTTTAGAATGATCTGCTTTAGCATTGGATTACCAATGGCTGCACCCGATTCATTTACCGGCGTTACTTCTACTTCAATCGTGACGTTTACAGCTCCCTGATTTCCACCTGAAGAAACTGTGTAAAGTCCATTTGTGGCCACAAAGTTACATAGCACCCGACTTCGTTCGACATTGTCCAGAATGAATGGACCAATCCACTTTTCACCTATTGAACTGATCTTTGGTGATAAAGCTGCTGTTTGCTGGGCACTTAACTCTTTAACTTTTAACCAGTTAGCATTAACGGCCGCCGGATTTGATAACGTCATTCGATCATCAGCTACCGATAGAACACTGTAAGTGCCGTTTAAATCATAAGTCTGGCCGTTAAACGTGAATGAGGCATTCGTGATTTCTACGCGGTCATTACTTACAAACTTAGTGGTTAAATCTGTGTTGTTTGCCGTTGCCCGAAGAATCTCGTTTGGATATGCAAAATGAAGGTAGTTCGTACCTTCTAAAGATTGTGTATCAGCAGGACGTAAAACTTGGCCATTAACAGAAGTTTGATGCTGAACTGTTAAGGGTGGAGTTGTAATTTCGGTACCAAGCGAGAAATATGGCTCACCCGAGACAATATCGACACCCGGTCGAAAGACTTCTACCGATGCGCCGGCAATATCAACAATGTTGGTTTCACCGTCATATGCACCGTTAATTTTATAGTGACCACGACCAATACAACCAACAACATGCTCTACTTCGACATTGTTTTCATATACCTTGTAAGGCACAGTAATCAGATCAGGGGTATCGTGAGCGGCACCATAAATATCTGCGATACGACCATTTACGCGAGTTTTATTTTCACGGTTTGATAATTCGTTATTTGCAGACGAGGATTGATTGTTATTCTGGTTGGTTTGGGTAATTGAGGGCACAGGCATTAATAATGCAACAGCCACACCCATAACTATAGAAGCAACCGCTATCCAAGCTAGAGTTATGGGGTCTATACCCTTGGGATTCTCAATTACAATGAAAGTGCCTGGCAAGAAATCGAGCTGCTTTAATTCATATGCATTCTTCGGTGTGACTTCATTCGCAAATGAAATTTCCGCATGATCCATATTGCTTATGGTATGAAAAATACGGACATGCTCAGGCATATGGTCATATTTTGAAGTAAGCCATTGACCCAAAGTTTCAGCGTGTTCAATTGTTTTGTCTTCGGATAAAGGGTCTTGTTTATAAATAATCTTAATCATAGAAACTCACACGATTAAATCCAAATGCTTGAACGACTTGAATTGGCATCCATGAAACGCCTGATTCCTGCAAATGCAAAATACGCCCCAAACGAAAAAGCCCCACATGTGGGGGCTTGTTTCGGTATCTAGAGTGAAAGGCGACTATGCAGCCTTCCTTGGGCATGGGCAATGGATTTAGTAACTTCAATCTTGATGGCAGAAATACCTTCTCTTTGACGGGCTTCATAAAAAACTCAAGCGCCTCTCCTCGATCGATATCATATAGATCCATTGCAGCTTCATGCGCGAAGTGAACACAGTTGTAGTGTTCCTCGTCATATTGCTTATCGAGCAAATGATCGTGACTCTTCATATAGCCCCCTTCAAACCACTAAAACGATCAAGCGAAAAGATATCTCCAGTCTTCGCAGTATTTAATCTTGGTGATTCAGCCTTGAATGTCACAGCTTTATGGTTCATTGCAACACTGGAGAGTTGCAGTCCGAGTAAATAAAACATTGGAGAATTCAGATTGTCTGAACTGTAAATCCGGTAATTTACTGTTGGCTTTACATCGGGATATTGGCCTTCGATTACCCGTTCAAACTCATCCGGCATTACATCACCTAAACCAGATATAGAGACTGTTAATGTCTGGTCCAGATCACCCAGCATTCCGGATCTTTGAATTGTCATAGGCAGGTATTCATAAAGCACCTGCCCTTCACCTTCATTGTGCTGAACATACACCCCTCGGTCATCATTACGGACTACCCGGTAAGTATTCATAAAAGAAGGGTGTGAGAGTTCAATACATTCCAGTTGATAAATATCAACTTTTCGATTGAAAAAGAATTCGGCATATTCGTTATCCATCAGACCTCCCAATCTTTAATTAATGCTATATCTGCAGCAAGGTTAGGCTGGTTTTGAACAACTTCGAGTTGTGCATTTACCCGGTAAAGGTTGCCATTCACCTCATTGGTCTTGAACGAGTTCGGAATGAAGTTACACAGGTATTGCTGACGTGTTCCCTGATCAATCACCAGATCCGCATAAAATGAGGCTGGTTTATTCTGGTAGACCCGCCAGAACGCCATCATTTTAGGGACTGTTCTAAATTTTGTGTAAGTACTTAATTTTCATTTATCCTTCAGAGGATAATTACAAAAGGTACTTCACATGGATGAAGCAACAATCAAAAGTATGGCTGCCGAATTGGCTAAAGGTCTAAAAACACCAGAAGACTTAAACCAAATGACAGCAGTCTTTAAAAAATTCATGATTGAAACTGCACTCAATACTGAACTTTCAGACCATCTCGGTTATGAAAAGCATCAGCCCAAGAAAGGCTCAAATAGCCGTAATGGGTTTAGTTCTAAAACCATTACAACTCAAGATGGACAACTGGCTTTAGATATTCCCCGTGATCGAGAAGGTTCATTTGAG